TTTGGTAAACTATTTTTAAAGTATTTTATTTCTTTTTGCAGTGCGTGGGGTTTGCGCAGTCCGTCTGCCCCCTCGCTTGCCCCTCGGATTTTTATTTTTGGCTCTAGCAGAATTTTTCAGAATTTCTGCGCTAGAGCTATTTTTTTCTTCTCGGCTTGCCCTCGCTTACACGGATTTTCTGCAAGACTTTCTGAAATCTTCTGAACCGTTCTCTTTCAGCAGTTTCACACCCTGCTCTCTCGCATTTTTTTGTGTCAGCTTGCTATATTTTGGTGTATCTTTACTCATTTTTTGTGTATGTTTATTATCTTTTTGTGTTGTCGTATTATGTTTTTATACCCTTGTCTTTACCGTATTTCCTTTATGTAATATCTTGATTATCATTTTATGTAGCACGATTATTTTTTTGTGTAGCTTGATTATTTTTAAGAGGGGTTGCCCCCTCTTTTTGTGTTGCTTTCGATCTAGTCTGTTACTCTTTGGTAGTAACTAATTGCTTCCTCATTATCCTTGAAATGCTCATAGATAAAGTCCTCAATGTTACACCAAAGGTCAGCATATAAGCTACATAGAGTTTGGTGCTTTCCGTTGTGTTGCCAACTCTTGTGATTGAGTACCATAGCTAATTCAGTCATGTATTCAATGCTATCTTGCCAATCCTCTTTCGCTCGGTTGTAAGTGTCCTTAACTCCCTCTGCTCCAAACATATCAGCAATGCTAAAGTCAGTCCAGAAGGTCGTTTTAGGCTCATATCCGTTCATTTCAAAGATAGGGTTAGTGTAGCTTGTAGTTAGGTTCATGTTGCGTTCTCCTTTAATTCTAAGGGGCTTATCGCCCCTCTTTGTTAGTAGTCAATTTCTGTGTAGGTCAAGTTGTACTTTGCTACAATTTCATCTTGGATTTTATCCATATCTTCTGTAACTCGGTTGATAACTTCTTCCAACTTATTAACCGTTGTCTCTAGCCATTCTTCAATGTTTGTTACTTCCAATTCTGCGATAGCTGAATCAATAGTACCTCTGTCAATCGAAAGTCCACATAAGCTAATAAAGGTTGCGTTTGGTTCGCATGATTCTTCATGAGCGATATGGTATTTTTCTTCATAGTCCTTCATGTAGGCTTCGTCAATACGTTCTACAACAAGTTCCCAAAACTCGTTCATCATTTCTTCTGTTGCTCCGTAGTTATCACTTAGTGTTTCTCCGTGCCACATATAGTTTTCATCTGCACAAATATCTACTCGGCTCATTAAGGCTCTTATTGACATAGGTTTTTCTCCTGTTTTCTTAACTTCTTTATGTTTATATTATACACTCTTTTTTATCCTTTGTCAATACTTTTTCGTGTTTTTTGATTATTTTTTTGTGTTGTAAAGGCGCAAAAAAAGAGGGAAACTCCCTCTAGTTTTTTATCTATTTTGCTACATAGTCACGGATAGTTTTGATTAAAATATCTGTGTCAGCATAACCTTTTTCTCCAATCACTTTTTCAAGCAGATTCAAGGCTTGTAGTGCCATTTCTTTATCGTCTAGGCTCTTGCTAGGCTCTGTCTCTTTGACGCTTGTAGAAGGCTCTGTGTTGTCCTCAGAAGGCTCTCTATCGTCCTCAGACAACTCTGTTTCTTCTTCCTTGCTACTTAGAGTGACATCATAGAGATAAGTGTCTGCTTTGTCAATTTCATTGACTACAACAATCTGCGTTGCGATACGTTTAATGCTTGCATAAGCTACGCAATTATCATACCCTACTTGTTTAACTGGAACAAGTAGTAGTTCCCCACGTCTGATTGTGATACAACCTTCTCCTGTGATTGAGTGGTAGTCTTTCAGCAAGCCTTGATAGTTGATTTTTACGTTGTAGTGTTCAGCAATCACTTTTAACAACTCGTCTAATTCTTCCTTGTTACCTACTAAAAGCGCTCGTCCTTCTTGCAAGGTTTCAAGCAATTCTTTGAGGTCAGGTGCATTGTCCTTGGTTGTTGTTTCTAATTCTTCTGTCTCATACGCTCCCTTGATATACTCGTTGTAGAAACGTCCTACGCTACCACCTTCAATAACGATTTCAGCATACTCTGAAATAAGGTCTAGTAGTAACTCTGGATCAATTCCAATATAACGATACGCTCGTCCACTTTTCATGATTACATCAAGTGAAGTAGTTGTTGCGATTTTGATTTCTTGAATGAAACTTGACATGAGATTTCTCCTTCTAGTTGATAATCTTATAACGGAGTATAGAAAGGCAAAGTTTTATTATCATCAGTTTTGTAAAAACATTTAGGATAAGTGTTTCCGCAAATATCCTTCAATAGTGTAATTTAGGTAAATGTTTTTGGGAGACCTTATCTATACCCCTTTATAAAACTACCAACTAGTTTTCTTTTTTATTTTCGCCTACTGATAGACTTGTAACGGAATAGAGAGATTTGTTTGAAGAAAGTTTTATTAACATTTTTTTGTTTTTGTTCTCGTTGGATCATCAGCATAAAATGAAAAATTACGTTTGGTATCGGAGAACTTTCTCTCTATCCCTTTATAAATCTACCAATAGGGCTTTACTTAATTTCTTTATGATTATATTATACACTCTTTTATAATCTTTGTCAACACTTTTTTGCGTTTTTTGATTATTTTTTTGTGTTGTGATGGCAATAGAAGAAGGAGTAGGACTTGCCTACCCCTTGTTATTTTTTATTGCACTTCCTACGATAGTGATTACACTTGCTCCTATATATAGCCATATAGGATAGGCTAGTAACTGTCCTAGATACACGTTGCGATTCTCCTTTTTTTCTTTTTTCGGTTAGTCATAACCACCTCATAGAGAGATAGGTAGTTTGGTATTTGTACGGAGTTTATGTGTTTCAAGTTTCAATTATAAAAGGAGATTGTTTGCGAAACTCTTACCTATCTCTGTATTAAGTGGTTATTTCAGCACTCCTTCCCCCTACTCTTGTTGCGTCAGTAGGGGAGAAGAGGTTAGTTATAACGGATTGGTGCTACCATGCCTTTTACATTGTCGCTGTAAATAGCAATAGGGCGATAAGGATTTTCTTGGTTCAAGTAAAATGTAACTTGTTTATCCCCAAATTCTTTCACGATTGATAGCGTATTGATAAGAAAGTCCACTTGAACTAAAATACCATAATCTTTAGAGCGTCTATCTACAATATCTTGTTTAGGCTCGTTGCATTGAGCGAAAGTTCCTGTTTGTTGATTCACACGGACGACCTTCCCTAGTTTGGGTTGAGCAACTGTCTGTTTTTTCAACTCTTTCAACTCTTTTAAAGTGTTCACTACGTCAAGGTCAACTTTAGCCATGTCTTTTAGTTGATTTCCTTTATAAAAAAGTCTATCTGTTTCAGGATAGCTAATAGTCTCTGGATCAACTGGCTTATTCCCTTGTTCAATCTCCTTTGGAGTGAAGATATTTAAAGAAATATGCTTGTCAATGAGGGAAGAAGGTAGGTGCAAACAAACATGACCATCTGTATATACTGCCTTATCCTCGTAGTGATGGACTTGGTGTACCCCTGTTCGATAGAAAACTTCTTCCTTCTGTTGTTTTAATTGCTTAGTGAGGAGTTTTAATACCTTTTCTTTTGTCTTTGCTTCTACTACTGTTGTTGCGTTCATGTTGTTTTCTCCTTAACTTCTTTATGTTTATATTATACACCTATTTATGTACTTTGTCAAGGGTTTTTGATTATTTTTCTACACTTTTTGATTATATTTTTGTGTTTGTTGGATATTTTTTAGCAAAAAAAGGGGGATAACCCCCTCTTGCCAAACTGCGATCTAATCTGTTACTCTTTGGTAGTAACTAAGCGCTTCTTACTTTCAATAAGTTCTTTCAAGGAAACTGTGTCAAATTGTTGTTTTTCTTCGTCCCACACATTTATAGAACAATCTCCTTTTTTCTCTAGTCGAAATTCTAAATCGCCAATTTGACCGATTAGGTCTGGTGGGAATATCTCGAAACCACGATAGCAGTACCATTCATTAAGAAGAGGATATAACTTCCTTGCATAGTCCACAACATCTTCTTCACAAGCGATACCTCTCCCTGCTAATTGAGCTGGGTTCATCTTATACAGTCCTTTTAAAGTATTGATACAGTCACTCTCTGTCATACCCCAAAAATATACATTGCAATCAGGCTGTGCTACTTTTTTATTTTTTGTATCTTTCACAAATTCTTCCCAAATATCCCACACCGTGTTTTTTAGTTCGTTTGGCTCTTTATCATCATGGTATTTGATGAAATATTCATAACCAACCACCGTTGTTGCTGTGATGAAGAATTTGTCGTATTCATTATTTTTTAGAGCTGTTTCAAAAAGTTCCAAGCGAGTGGAGTTGATGGGCTCTTCCTGTCTGATATGAGTAAGTTTCAACAACTCAATCATTTCTGATAAATGTTCTCTTGTAAAGTAATACCCATCAAATGATGACAAAAGCATAAAGTATTCTTCATTTGACAAAGTTTGAGGAGTTAGCTTCCAACAAGGTCTCTCAGAAAAAGATACTTTTTCATTTGGAAAATATTTATTATCTAAATAATTCCAAATTGGTAAACAAGAAGCCATTCCGTTATGCTGACGATGGATCTCATAAATTTTGTTAGTTGAGTCCACTCCATATATAATTGTCTGTCCCATTATTTATTCTCCTTTTCTTTATCCTTCAACCATTTCTTGTGTTACCTTTTTAAAAGCAACTCCATTGAAATACTTTTCTCCGTCTTTTCGGTTGACGTACCATACCCCATTTTTATCTTGGATATAAACATAGTCAACATTAACAAACTTGTATTCCCCTTCCTTTTGTTCCTCTGGCGTGATAATATCGTTAGGGCTAAATTTTCCCCCAAAATCTCGGTGGTAAGCGATAGTATATTCCCCACTACTTGCTTCATTTTTCAGGCGTTCTTGTTCTTCATCACTCAAGGCTTTAAAATCTTCCGAAACGTAATAACAATGACCGTATAGTCGTACTGCCTCGCTTGCTTCTAATTCTTCCCCTAAAGAACTAATATCCCCTAAAGCCAATAGCTTTTCTAGTCTGTCTGGATCGCTGTAATGTTCCAATAGAATTGAGCCGTTATATTCCAAATAACCGTCCCAATGGCAGTAGATACCTTTAAGTGTTCCGTCTTGCTGTTCCTTGTAAATCATTGAGCGTGTAGCCATGTTGCGTCTCTCCTTGTTTAACTTCTTTATGTTTATATTATACACCTTTATTTTCTGCCTGTCAATAGTTTTGTATTATTTTTTCGTACTTTTTGATTATTTTTTTGTGTTGTACGTGATTTTTCATGGTGTATCTGCTATCTCCCCTGACTACTACTTTCTATCCACTCTATGAAATACATTTATCTCTAACTCGTTCATATTCCCACTTATTTTAGCCCCTGTCACGTTTTGCAATGCTCTTCCTAGAATTTATGCTGTTTTATCCTAAAACGTCACACAAGTCAATTTAAGGGCAAATAAAAAGGCTAGTTGTTCTAGCCTGTCAATCTAATATAGTTCTTCCTTCAAAGATTCTATGTATTCTTTATAAAATCGCTTGATAGTGTCTTTGACATAATCAATTTCAGCTTCATTTGTACTGCCAATAAGTTTCTTGTATGAAGGCATACGCTCTATATCTCTTAGTAGTACATTAAATCTTTTTGATTCACAAAGATTATACACATCATTTTTAAACCGTTCAATATTGCTATTGTTCCCAACATTCGCTTCTAACCTATATCCTAGATTATTCAGCTCAATGAGTAGGTTTTCGTTTAATTCTTGAAAGTTCATTTTACCTTACCTCAATCTATCCATTCAATTTGTGGTTTGCCTTTAAACCCCTTCTCCCAAACAAACCAAGCGTAAGCAACTGCGCTAGATGAAAATCCATTAAAATCCCCACCTTTAGCGCATTTAATTCTCTTGCTAAAAACATACACGGTTTTTGGGGGATATTGTTCAAACATTTTGCGCCTTGCCTGACCTTCTAGGAAAGTCAGTTTTAGAAACATTGCTACCTTGTTTCCATCTGGAACAACTTTCAAGCTATGCTCTACAAACTTCTGAGCTATATTGTATGGGGGATTGGTTATTAAATCCCCTTCCCACGTTTCAATATTGAAAAAGTCAGCTACTTCTCCATATCCTCGGTCTATTAAATCGCTAGAGTGTACTTCTACCCCTAACTCAATCAACCTTTTACTCAGGTGTCCTTCTCCACAAGCAGGTTCTAATACATTCTTAAAACTTTCAACATTCAGCAAATAATCTACTGCTACTGGATCGGTTGCGTAGTAGTCCTCTTGGTGTCTTTCATGTTTTGAGTGATTAGAAGCTCCTATTGGTGCATAGACGGACTTATTGCTTGCTTGCTTGCTTGCTTGCTTGCTTGCTTGCTTGCTTGCTTGCTTGCTTGCTTGCTTCTAGGTTATGTTTTTTAGTTGAACTTGTCAATTTTTACCCCTCTTTATTTAATTGTAATACAAATAGTATCATCTTTCTATTGCATAAATTCCTAATCTAAATTCTGATGTTTCGCCTAATGGTATATAATTTACTTTACTCCCTAAGTCTCTTTTTAAGTCTTTCCTTGACATGAAAAGAATCAAATTTTCCGTGCTGTCTTTAGCTATAAGCAGAACTTCTCCTATCATCAATAATGGGGTATTAAGTAAAAACTTAGCACTAGCATAAAAATAATAGCCTGCTATAAGTTGGATAGAAAGCACCCAACCTAAACTTAACAGTAAGTTTGTTGAGAGCAGGATTGTTGGAAATACTAACAAAAATAACAAGGACAAAGGTTTACTGCTTCTCCAAAATATATAGTTTTGATTTTGTAAATACACTTCCTTTGAGTTTATCCTTACACGTTTTCGATCTTCTGAAATTTTAAGTTTGACATAAAACAATGACAAAACAGAAATCACAAATAACACTATGAATACCAAAGCTAAAACCGTAGAAACATGAGTATTTATAAACCCTGAATAAACTAGAGAAATTATCAACAAACTAGGTATATATGCTATCGTAAAAGACGATAAGAAATAAGCTATCTTAAATTTTTTACTGATAAGATTACTGAACATAACGCCCCCTTTGGTATCTTAAACTTCTTTTACCTCAACGTCTCCCCACTCTACATGACGCTTCTCAATTATATGATAACCGTCATTCCCTAGTGAGATAATAATATCTCCGTCCTTGTCCTTATAGCCTTTTACCCAAATTTCAGACATACCTTCAACTCGTCTATGTTTGCTCATTATTCCCCCTCACTTTTCTTCACATGGACTTTGAGATACTCACCACTAGCCCACACTGTTGTTATTTCTTGAATTTCAAACTCTTGGTTCATAAGGTATCTGCATTGACATATAATTGGTTCTTTTGACAACTTGTCAGCAAGCACCGTTTTTGATAGTTTGCTGTGAATATAGTCCTTGTTACAATAATATGTGCCATCTTCATCAACGAAAATTATTCCCATGACAATTTGGAAATTTTTATCTAAGGCGTTCATAAAATCTACTAATTTTATTTTTTCAGCCATTATTTCTAGCCCCTTCTTTTACCTCAACTATTCCTGAATCCACATAGTCTTTTAACACTCTGTGATAACCGTCATTCCCTAGTGAGATAATAATATCTCCGTCCTTATCCACATAACCTTTTACCCAGATTTCAGACTTGTTTTTATTTTCCATTTTAACCTACCTCTAGCATTTCTACCACTTTTTCGTATGGTGTCTCAGTTACAAAAGAGAAGGTAAACCGTTCTCCTGCAAACTTGATCTTCACGCTTGTTTCGCTATCATGCTTTTTCACTTCGTACATTTCAAGCGAACTCTTAGCAAATTCATTCTTGTAATTCCCAATCCGTACTGGCTCTTTTGCCTTGTCAGACTTCTTCTTACTTTTTTCATCTTCACTTGCTACTACTTCAATAGCATAGCTATCCTTTCCTGATAGGAAAGTAACAAGGTCTCCGTCTCTGGTTTTCCCTTTAAGCTCCATTGTTGTTTTCTTCTTTCTTTTTTAGTTTCTTGTAGGTGTTCAGGCACTTTTTACATAGGTGTTTTTCCTCAACTCCTTCAATGTTGATAGTCTCAAAATATTTAGCCCCTTGACTGTATTTTTTACATAAAGAATCATGTATAAGGCTATCATCACAAACAACAAAAGCATGAGTTTTAGCATTGCCATGAACATAGCCTGTATTATTGTTATCTGCACTTGCCATAGGCAACTGCCATACAATGTTATCTTGTGTTATAGGTTGTTTCATAGTTGTTTCCCTTCCACCTTATCAAGCTCCGTGACAACTATTCCCACTTCATCATAGTTGCTTGCTACCTGACTGACTGCGTTTCTTGCTTGTTCTAGCGTTAAGAAAGAGCCGATAAGCTCTTTCCCTCTCAATCTGCCTAAAGTATGATAGATTGTTCCGATTGCGTTATATACCTTCATTTACTTTGTTTCTCCTTTGTCAATAATTCGCTCAATCTCTTGCAAGTCCTCTAGGCTCAGTTTCTTGTAAAGTCTTTGCTCCTGCAAGCCACCTAAACCCATAGTAAACTCCCATGATAATTTTGAGTACAACTTATCTTTAGCTACTTTGGTTTCTACCTCGTCCTTATTGATCCACAATACATAATTAGGAGAATAGTCCGTCCATATAACGCCATCTGCAATTCGATACATACGTTTGTCTGTTGTAACATACTTATTCCCAACATTGGTTACAGTTTCTACACTAATGCTACCTTCCTTATCCTTTCTGGTACTAAGACCAACACATTCTGCGTAAACTTCCTGACCTACAAAAAAGTCTTTCTTTGTAAAACGTTGTTCCATTCTTTCTCCTAACCTTCTACTAACTTAATCTTGCTACCGTCTGCAAGTTCAATTTCATCTTCGGTAGTTTGCAACAAGTCAACAAAAGACAAGGCTTCGCTACTCATTCCATCTTCCAAATAGCCTAACCATGATTCAAATACATCTAGGTCATGCTCTTTTAAAAAGCTATTCATTGCTTCTACTGTTGCTTCGTCAGTATCAATGTACCAACGCTCGTTTTTCTTGTCATAAGTTCCTTTTACTACTAGTTCCATTTTCTTTCTCCTTATCGTCCTAATAACTTAGCATTTTCATAGATATTACCTACGACTGAGTGGTAGGTAGTGCAATCAATCAGGTCAGCAGTATATCCGTGTTCCTCGTTTTCTACTGCCATGAACTTACCGTCTTTGTAGATAACGTACAGGTAAACAAGCTCGTCTCCACTTTCGCTTAGGTCAGCAAGAATATCTCCTTCAAAGATTTCTACTCCCTTTTTATCAAACAAGCCTGTTGATTGCATGAGTTCGATTTCTTCAAAAACAAAGTTATCTAAATCTCTAGCAACTGGTAAACCATTCTCAAAGTAAACTTGTTGTGTCATGACTACTCCATTCTCATAGTCAATATCAAGAAGGTTATCTGTTTCAATCATACGTTTTTCTGTTTTTACCCACGCTTTAAATTTAAAATTTCTCATTCTTTTGTTCTCCTAGTTGTTTTATGATTATATTATACACCCTTTTTTAGGAAGTGTCAAGAGTTTTTATTATTTTTTTGTGTTTTTATCTTATGTTTTTGTGTTGCACCTTTGGTAACTGCAATTTTTTCTTCCATATTCAACAAAAAACAGCGTACAAGTACGCTGTTTTCTGATTATAGCATGAATTTTTTACTTTTTAGAAAGGAACTATATTAGTTTTCTTTCTTTTTGTAAGCCAATGCACCCAAACCTAGTACGCCTAGACCTGCGATAGCAAGAGCTGTGCTTGCTTCTGAGCCTGTGTTTGGCAACTGTTTAGTTGCTACTGTTTGTGTATCAGGTTGTTGACCTTGTGGTTTTTGAGGTTGTTCTGGTGTCTTAGGAGCTTCCTGTGGAGCTTCTGGCTTCACTTTTTCATAAACACGAACTGTTACCCCTTTTGGATCTTCCACGTTCTTAGAATCGCTAGGAGCAGGTTTGTAGCCTTCAATTTCTTTAAATGGCTTAGTGCCATCTTCTTGTGGTGCTACTGGATTGCCTTCTGTGTCAACATGGATTGTAACAGGTTTTTGCACTTCACGGTAAACGTAAGTCACAACTGTCTTACCTTCTACAACTTTACCTTTTTCAGCACCTTCTGTACGAACAAGCTCATAAGTTACGCCATCTTTAGTGATGGTTACTGGCTTATGGTCTGTAGTATCATAATCTGAACCTACTTTAGCACCTACTGTATCTGCTACTGGCTCTTTCAATACAGTCTTAGAAGCGTCATCTTTAACGTAACGTACTTCTACATTACCTTTCTTGATAACGTTGTAAACACGGACTGTTTCGCCTTTTGGATTTACTACGTTCTTAGAATCTTTAGGAGCAGGCTCATAACCATCAATGGTCTTAAATGGTTTAGTACCATCTTCTTTAGGAGCAATTTCCTTACCTGTGTTTCCGTCAATATGAATTGTAGTTGGTTTTTCAACTGGTGTAGGAGTAGGAGTTGGTTTAGGAGTTGGTTTTTCAACTGGTTTTTCAACTGGTTTTGGTGTTTCCTTCACTTTGTAAACATAAGTGATGGTTTCAGTCCCGTTAGGAATCTTAGTTGGATCAACTTTGTCTTGTTTAGTGAAAGTATAAGTTTTGCCTTCAAACGTGATTTCGTTAGGGTGTGTCAACTTAACTGTTTCATCAACTAGTTTTTCGCCTGTGTTTGTCTTAGGAGCGATTTCTTTTCCACTTTCATCAACAAACACTTGTACGATTGAACCTTTTTTAACCGTATCAGCATTGTTTGTAGCTTTAGCTTTGTTTACTGTGTATGAAACAAGATGGTAGTTTACTGTTGGAGCTTCTTTAGGACTAGAGAAGTTTTCATTAACTGGTGCAGGTAGATATGAACTATAAGTCAGCAAGGATAAAGTAGGATTAGTACGGTCAGGTGCATATTCTCCCACCTTGTACTTTATAGTTCCTTCTGCAAATTTGCTACCACCATTAACAAAATTATCAGATAATGTTATTACCCTATTTTCAAAATCACGTACATTTTCAAGGCGTTCTTTTTTAATCTCTGTTGATGGAGCTGTTTTAATTTCACTAGCCTTAATGTTTAGATTAGGATACCATTTGGCATTAACAAATCTTGCAGTCAACTCTTTAGAATCAATAGCTTTACCAGAAGCGTCAAGGTAGTTCCATGTTCTTACAAAATCAAACTCGTTACCGTTATTCACAACTTCGCTGTTTTTGCCCGAACCGCCCAAAAGATAGGTAGAAAGAACTGAACCTGTACGGTCTGCCAAAAGTGCCACTTTACCTTTTGCTCCCACAGGAGAACCTTTAAAGGTTAAGGAACGTTCAACTGTTTTAACTCCCAATTTACCTAGTTCAGAATCAGAAGAAACATTTACTTTATAAGTAATTGTTTCTCCGTCACTTACCAAGATAGGAACTACTTTAAGTGATGAACGGTCTTTAAGAAAGTTGTTTGTAGTAACAAATACGTTCGCATCTGAGTATTTCATAGTGATTTCTTTAGGAGCTGTACCGATAGCAGACTCTAAAACAGAAAGCGTTGATTCAGTATTTGCGTAGAACTCACTAGGAGCGTTCAAATAACGTACTGTACCCTTACTTGACGTGAACTCGCCATAGCTAGTTTGATCTTTGTTGTAAGCGTCGTCGCCCATTGCACGCAAACCTTCACCAGTATAGTCATAGATTTGTTGTTCTTTTTGATTTAGCTTATCAATAATTTCTTGACGTTTTTTGTCGCCTGCTTGTGATTGCGCTTGATAGTCTTTTACTTGTTTTTCAATTTCAGCTTTTTGGTATGCTACTTCTTTTTTAGCTTGTCCGTCAAGTTTAGTTGCTTCTTCTTCTGTGTTTGCTGTACCAATATTTTTTGTAGGTTCAGCATTTACAGTTAAACCTGCTTCTTTTGCTTTGTTTGCTGTTTCAGTCAATCCTTCATCAACTGTTACAGTCTTGCTTTCGTTTGCTGTAGCTGTATTTGTAGTAGTTGGAGTTGCTGTTGTTGGTGCTGTTGCTTCATCTGCTGAAACTCCATTAGCACCAAGAAACAATCCTGTAAGTGCAATCCCACAAACTAGTCCAATACTAGATTTACGAATATAACCATGACCTTTAACATTTTCTGTTTTCTTCATTATTTGTTTTTTCCTTTCTTTTCTTGATTAGAGGGCGCTGTTCATGAATAGCACCCAATAACCTAAAAATACAAATTTATATTAGTCTTTTTTCTTTTTGAGGCTTGCACCTGCTAGAGATAACATTCCTACACCTGCCATAGCAAGAGCTACTGAGGCTGTTGAACCTGTGTTTGGAAGAACTTTTTCTGTTGGTTTGGCAACTGCTTTTTTAGCTACAGCTACAGGGTGTACTTCTGATGATACAGAAACTTCATGAGCTTTAGCTTCAACCTTACCAACTTTTGGCTCTGCTGTTTTTAGAGAAATTTTAGAAAGTTTCACACCTTCTGGTTTTACTTCTGAGGTAGTAGAGCCAAGTTTTGAAGGTTGCAACTTATCTTCTTTAGCATTTGAAGTACCTTTTGTGCCTTCTGTAGATTTCACACTTACAGTTTTCTTGCTCACTTCTTTGCCATCTACTTTAACAATAGCTGTAGCAGTTCCGTTTCCTGTCACTTCATATTCAACAGTATAAGTTCCACCTGCTAGTTTTTCTGAGAAGTCAACTTTACCATTTGTGATAGGGAGTTCTTTGTTAGTTGCACCTTTAAGTGACGCTTTAACAACTGTAACTCCTTCCCCACCAATAACAATGTTTGCTGTTTGATTTTCGCCTTTAACAGTAACAACTGTCTTAGTGTTCAATGATTTAACAATTTGGTCTGCTACTGCTTTAGGATCGCCACTATTATAGTCAACAAGTTCCACATTTTCCTTCTTAACTCCAACTTGTTTTAACAAGCGCTCAGTTGCGTCAACTTGCCCTTTTGTAACATTTGGAACATAAGATATTACGTTACCACCATCTTTTACAAAACGTTTAATTTGACCTAGAGTTGTTGAATTTGGATCGTCAATAGCTGTATCATCTAGCAATGTTACCAAAGTCAATTCGCTTGCTTTAGCACCATTACCAAATAATTCAGCAATGTTTTTCTTAGATAGGTAGGATTGAAGATTTTCACTTCCATTATCCCCAATCAGCTTAGTTGCAGCGCTTGACGCTACTGGATTTGAAGAAGCTGTTCCGTTGTCGCCCTTCATTGCGATTGCAGATTTCAAAGCAGACTTATCAGACGTAAGTGTTTGGAAGTTAATCATTTGTCCGGGGGCTAAGAAGTCAATAGTGTTGATATTACCAACAACTGCCATTTCGTCACCCTCATTCATTGAATCAACTACTGAGTTAGCAATAGTGTCAATGTAGTTTTGACCTGCTTTATCTGCAAATGAACTTGAACGGTCAAGCCAGAAAATCAATTTGCGTGGTTTTTTCTTAGTAGTTGTTGTGCTAGGAGTTTCTGTCTTGAACTCAGCAACACCTGTAGCTTTACCAGATTGTCCTGCTTGTCCTTCAACACTAATTTTTCCTAACACGTTACCTGCGTTATTATCTTTAGCTTTGAAGGTATAAACAAGTTTGTATTCTCCTACTTCATCAAGTGTTTTAGAAGAATCAATTTTACCGTTGGCAAAGACTGTTTCTTTCCCAGAAGGAGCTACCAATTTAACTGAAACAATTTCAGCGCTACCAGTATTTGCTACATTTCCACTCCATTTGCTTCCTGCTTTTTCATTCTTAACAGCAAGTGTTTGAGTGTAAGTTCCGTCAGCGTTTTTAGTTGCTGTTGAGCCACTTACAAGTTCTGCTTTTGCATTTTTGTTAGCCAAGTTCACTTTAGCATTGTTTTCACGGATCGTTTTGTTTTTAGCTTCTGCGTCAGCAAGTGCTTTAGCAATTTTAGCTTTTGCGTCAGCAAGAGCTTTTTGTGCGTCTTTTGCGTCAACTACAGTTTCGCCTTCTACAGTAACGTTTACACCTTTAGCTTTTGCGTCTGCGACAGCTTTATTCAATTCAGCGCTTACTGCTTTTTGTTGCGCTACAATTTCTTTAAGAGCCTTTTCAGCTTCTTCAACTTGTTTTGAGAAGGCTTCAACATTGCCATCTTTAAGGTCAATAGTTTTCACGCCTTCAAACTTAACGCCTGCTTGTTGAGCCATTTCAACTGCTTTAGACAAACGAGCTTGTGCGTCTTTAACTTTTGCAGTCAAAGCGTTCAATTCTTCAACTTGTTTAGCAATATCTTCTTCGCCTTTAGCAAGGTTGTCATACACAACTTTTTCATCAAGTTGTACGTTAATACCTACAGCTTTTGCGTCAGAAATAGCTTTTTGCAATTTTGCGTTAGCTTCGTCACGTCCTTTAGCAAGTTCTTCAACCTTTTTACCTTGTTCATCAAGGTCTTTAGAAGCGTCTGATACTGTTTTATGAGTGACTTCTTTACCTTCCTTGACTTCTACATCAAGTTTTTTAGCTTGGTCTTTAAGTTCAGAATATTTCTTGTCAAGACCTGCTTGATCTTTCACTTCTTCTGTCTTAGGCGCTTCTTTAGTTTCAGCCTTCACTTCTTGTTTTGAAGCGTCTGCGTCATTTGCTTTAGGAGTTTCTGTAGCGCTTGGGGCTACTGTAGTTTTTGGAGCTACGTCTGTGCTTGGTTTCACTTCGTCAGCAGATACTTGACCTGCTAGAAACATTGTTGTACCAAGGATAATTCCTGAAACAACTTTCCCTGCTTTGTTCTTACGAATAAAACCGTGTCCTTTTTCTTTCAATTCCATAATGTTTTAATATCCTTTCTTTTTGTAAGCCAATGCGCTTACACCTAGCATACACATTCCTGCAATAGCAAGAGCTGTGCTTGCTTCTGAGCCTGTGTTTGGCAATGATGGTTTCTTAGGTTCTTGCGATTTTTGTGGTTTTGGTTGTTCAGGTGTATGAGTTGTCACCTTCGCTACCATTTCTTGACCGTTGACAATGTTCACAAATGTATTTTCGGTTTTTCCACTTGCGATACGTTCAACTTCGATATAAAAATCAGCGTCAAACGTTCCTTTTACTCCTAGTGAGTTCAAGAACTCTTTGTCAATAGTGTAAGCCCACTTACCGTCTTTTTCGTTCCATGTTACTTTAACAATTTTCTTGATAAAGTCTGAGTTTGTGCTTTGGTCGAACTCAAATTGGAACGTATAAGCAGAACCTTTAGCAATCTTATCTCCTGCCTTAACCACTTTTCCATTAGATAAGACTACATCATAAGGGAGAACCAATTCTTTTTCAGCAACATATTCTGTACCACGAATGATACCAGACCACTTACCAGTATAACGGTCATGTTTCATGTCAAGCATATCAACACCGTCATATTGATAAAGAGTATCGTGCTTAGAAGGAACAGTCACACCGTCCAATAGGTAACGTAGGTATTCTCCAATTTGAATTTCCTGACCGTCACGAACTTTAGAGTTATCTTTGTGATCCAAAGCGTGTTTTTCAGGCTTCAAATCAGGAACTTGAACTGTTACCAAGTTAGAAACAAAGCCATTCCCAAAATCAATTTGGGTAAAGTTGTTCTTCACAATTTCGCCTTTTTCTACAAGCAAACGTGCAGGAAGGTCAATCGTGATATTCTTAGCTTGTCTAACGTAGTTTTGATAGAATGAAGCAGAATCTTTCGCTACCCAAAGGTAAAACTCGCCTTTAGGGTTTAAGTTTGCTTCTTTCAAAATGTTTTGGATTTCTTTTGTACGTTCTTTGTCAGAAAGTACATGGTACATATTAAAGAGTGCTTTCACATCTTTACCAGTAGAATCTTTCATAGTGATTTTACTGTCATCTACCATGTAAGCACCATCTTGAACATCATCTGCCATAGCCCATGTCTTACTAGACGTTTTAGAATCAGCAGTAAATGTAGAATATGGCTTGTAATCAGTCGTTAAGCTAAATTTTACATTTTTATCAAATGTATTTGCACCATCAATGTTATTTGCGTAATTATCAACAATAGCCTTCATAGGTTTTGGAGTTGATGGTTTCACACGCAAACGTGAGTAGTTCACTTTTACAGTAGGTGCTTTAGGTTTTTCAGGCAATTCTTTTGGCTTTTCATAACTAGGCTTAGGAATTACCTTAGTATCTTTTAGCTCGTATTTAGGTAGTGTTGGAGGGCTAGTCAAAATCTTTACAGGAACAACTGAACTTGCTTTACCAAATAAACCAACAGCCCAACCGTCTTGATAGAAAATATCCTTATCTGCAAGGAGCTGTCCGTTATTTTGCCTGATTATTTCTGCACGTTTTGATTCAATTTCTTCATCAGAACGAACTCCAACTCCGTTGTAGTAAGCAAAGTTTAAGCTAGAACCATAACCTACTGAAAGAACAGAACCTAATGGTATATCCGATTCATCACCTACATTAAGATAGTAGTCTCCACTAGCTGACTTATGAACACCTTTATAGTATTCTTTGCCATTACGAGTGACTTTTTTTACTTCTGAACCATTTGGATTGAGGACAATCCCTTCTGATCCATCTTGATAAGTAAGACGTAGCTCTTGTCCGTAATCAATGTCATTAAAAGCTGAGGCAATCGCCATCAACGCTTCTTGATTAGTTCCTTCATAGAAGAAATTGATTTTTGTATCAAATTGAACTAAATTACCATAAACGAAATTGATAGAACCACTTCCACTATCTTTATGGATATAAATTCTGGTATCGCTTAACGGTTTACCATTTTTAACCCACTCAGCTTCTGCGCTATTGAAAGTAAACTTAGCAGAGATTTTCCTACCATCTTTACTTTCAGCAACATTATGAAGTGTGAATGAATCGCCTGCTTTTGGATTTACAATTTCAGCAAAATAATAACTGTTGCCCCCAAGCAAGCCTGCACGACTTCCACTAATCGTAGTGTCAGAGTGCAAACCGATATAGTCTTTAACAGCAGTCAGACCGTCAACACCTTCAAATGAAGCTGTTAAGTTGCTGTAGTACCCAACGCTACCACGCTTGCTATTGTCATAATCGCCATAAACCGTGATATGAGGTTTTTCAGCTTTTACGCCTTTCTTAGCAAGTTCAGCTTTTTGATTGTTGTACTCAGCAAGGTCTTTTTCATAATTTGCTTGTTTCTTTTTGTAAAGAGTTTCTAATTCAGCGTTATCTTTTTCAACCTTTTCATTGTAGGCTTTTTGGTCTGATACGCTTTTATTATAATCAGCTTCTTTTCTAGCGTTATCCTTTGCGATACGCTCGTTTTCTGCTTGAACTGCTTTACGTTCAGCTTCGTTGGTAGTTTTAGCGTTTGTGTAATCAGTAGTTGCTTTCTTAACTTCTAATTCCTGCTTCACATAATCAGCTTCAATTTCTTTTTGCTTTTCTGCGACAGTTTCAGAGGTTGCAACTCCTTTATCTTTAACAGCCTCAACTTCAACATTTACACCTGCAACTTTAGCTTCTGCTACAGCTTTGTCAAGATTTTCATGAGAAATAGGAACTTCTACTTCTGTTTTCTTTTCTACTGCAACAGACTTATCGGTTGAAACTTCATCAGCCGATACAGTCCTATTAGAAGCCATACCCAATACAGCAAGAGCTAAAATTACTCCACAAGCACCTGCCACTTTCGTTTTACGAATTGAACCAAAAGCCTTAAATTCATTTGGTTTCAGCATTTATTTTGTAACCTCTTTCTCTTTTTTAAAAGATTAAGCCTAATTGACTTTATCTTTCAATCCTTTACCTGCTTTGAAAGCAGGAGACTTCTTAGCTGTAATAGTGATTGTTTCACCTGTCTGTGGATTGCGTCCTTTACGTTCAGCACGTTCTCGAACTTCAAAGATTCCAAAGCCGTCAATACGAACTTTTTCTCCGTCAGCCAAGTGTTGTGCGATTGCTTTAAACACATAGTTTACAGCGTCCTTTGCGCCTTTCTTAGTTAAACCAAGTTCAACTGCCATAGACTCATAAATGTCACGTTTTGATTTCATTTTAACACCCCCTTTGTGACATATAAGATACTTTTAATTATACCACCCTTTTTTATAAAAAACAAGCAATAAACAACAAAAAAGTATTGAATTATATTTTATAAAACAATACTTTTTCTTCTCTATTTTACTTCTATTTCAACACTTAGTGAATTTTTTAATGGTTTTTCTAACCATAAACCACTAATTATTTCTTTCTCCTTCGATACAAATTTTTTATAAATCTCATATTCTGATAGCTTTGTATCAAGCAATTTCTTTGATAAATCAGCCATATCTCCGTTAAATTTTATGGTTGCTTTTGGTTTTTGCGACAATAATTTCTCAACAGGTACATGACGTTCTTCTGCCAATACTTCAAGTTTCTGATAGTAAGGGTTATCTGGACTAGGAGTTGCTACTAATTGTTGCAGAATTTCTTCTGGGTTAAAGCTCTCTGTCAAAATCTGGGAGATTTTCTGGATAGCCCCCCTCTCAGAAGCAATCTGCTTATTTCTTTCTTCCCAATCGTCCACGCTGTCTAATAGTTCAACATTCTTACTTAGCTTTCTAAAAATGCTAGGCAAACATAAGAGCGTGTTAAAGTCGTCAGCAGTCATTTTAGGTATGCTATCTAGCGCCTGTGGTTTGTTAATGTTCAGGATCAACGTCATCAAAAGGACAATATCGCTTTCGTTTCCTTGCGTGTTGACCTTCACTTGATAGTGAGTGTTGTTGAGCTTTGCATTATCAAGCCCTACTTCCTTAGTCTTATCTCTAAATTCTTCAACCAATTCAGGGTAACTATCAATATTTTCTGTCAAGAGCTTATTGACCTGCATAGCGTCAAATAGGCTATAAAAATTATCAAGCAATTCTTCTGAGCCACCCATTCTGTGTTCCCAATTTTCAAGGGTTTCATTCAGGACTACTTCTAAATCTACTAAATGGCTTTTCTGCCACTCGTTCAATGCCATCTGCGTTGCTCGTCCTGTATCAAAGAACGCTCTCAGACCATCTCTCAGGTCATCTTCTGCGATATATCCTTCATTGATACCTAATTCTACCCACTTGTCATAAGACGCTCTCAGGCGTGGTTTTAAGTGCCAATCCACGTCAATATACGTCACGCCTTTAGGAAAGCCCTCTGTATGCAGATAATCTTCTACAAGCTCCTTGATGGTGCTTGGTTCAGCTTCAATCAATGTTGCTGTAAAGTCCTGCAAGTCAAATCGCTTTTCAAACATGAGGGTTGCTTGTCTTAATGAATCATCTTTATTTTCTGTTTTTCGTTTAATCGTAACCATATCTACTCTCCTTCGTGTTGTCTATTTTATTGTATCAAAAAAAGCAAGCTATTTGTGAACTTGCTTTTTTGCGTTAGACAACAGCCATCAGCTCTTTTGAGCGTTTGAGTTGTTCTGTTAGTTCTGTGACTTGACTAGATAGGTCATTGACCTCTTTTACAAAGCCTTGAATCGCTTTAATGACGCTAGAATATAGCTCTTTATCTTCTGCGTCAGCTTCCTTTTCGCCTTCTTCAAGAACAGTCAGGTTGTGTTCCCCCCAATCGCTTAGTTTATTCAAAGGTACAACTAGGTCACATAGCGCCTTTAGTTCAGTCTCAATATCCTCTTGGCTAGAGATAGTACCAAATACTACAAACTGGATAGCTTGTTCTTGATCGCCAAAGACTTTCTTATCTTCATCTGACAAGTCTCCCCCTGCGTCATCAATCCTATGTAGCCACGTTTCAAGTCTAGCGCCAAACAGCTTCTTATTCTCTGCTACATTCTTAACTGCAAAGTTTAAGCCTGCCAAAGTGTAGCCTTGAATTGAGATTACTTCTGCCATATCTACTCTCCTTCCCTGTAAGTTGCAAGTTGAATCTGCTCTGTCATAGTATCGTAGTTTCCTGAATAAACTAGGATATTTTTGCCATCAGTAAACGTGATTGTAAACTGTAGTGTTCCGTCCAAGTTAGACTTAAAAACCTTAGTTTTAGAAGCGTCATACTTGTATTTTAGAAACATTTTCTCCTTGATAATCATTAAGTCTCTACGATAGCTTGATAGGTTATGATTGAGCCTATCAGGTACGATAGATTGCTTGTCAGGAGCTTTTTCAAGAGCGTCAACCATGACTTGAATCATCTTTTTAGTGGTCTCAGCTTGTTCTCCTGTTACTTGCTCATTTGGTTTTTCCAAAGTCTTTTCTAGTTCTTTTTGTGGATCACTAGCGATAAGTTCAACTTTTTCTGTCGTTTCCTCTTGCGACTTAGTTGTTTGAACACTTGCTTCCTCTAACTTAAAGTCATTTCCTGTACTTTTCTTGTTAAAGAACAGGAAGAAACAAACCGTACCAATCAGCACTAACCCAAGCAAGCTAAGTAGTATTTTTTTAGTTAAACTGTTCATAGTTATTCTCCTACTTTGTGATGGTTAAAATCTTCTTTGTTCTCGTTGGTGCTATAACCCCCTTTGTCGTCTCGGACTGTGTTTCCTTGCAGTAGGTCAATTATTTTCTTGTAGTATGTATTCATATCAGAATACCCTTGCAAAGCTCCTGTATAAGTACAGGCAAGGATTTTACCTTCTTTATTTGTCTTAACAATGTAGTTAAGTAAAGCAAAATCTCGCTTGTCGTTCGTGACTGGAACTAACACCTGAAAGTATCGGTTAGAGCTTGTAGAACCACTCATAACTGACACCATAACAGGACTTGCTAGAGCTGTAGTTGATTGTGTTTCTTTTCCCCAAGAATGAGAAGCCAAAAGATTATAGATATTTTGTTGCACGCTTAAATCTGTGTCAGCTCCACCTTCATTTTTCTTAGCTTCGCTGTCACTTTTCTGAGTTTTATCTTCATCAGCAGGCTTTTCTGAGTTCACACTAGAAGCTAGATAAGGCTTCAAACTCTTGAAGGCTGTATCTACCTTAGTGTCATAACGAATACCAATAAGCGTTTTAAAGAAATTATTAAGCTCCGTATCTGCGTTCAACTTCGTAAAGTTCAATGCAAAGTCCGTCTCATTACCATTTTTATCTTTCTCTTGTTCTACTTGAATATCTGCTAGTTGACCTTGAACTACTTTCAGCTCGTTGTTTTCGATATTCCCAATCTGCGTTGGCAAATCCTGAGTAGAGAATAGCTTACCTACTTCATCAGTCGTGTAAGACTGCGTGACTGTGACTTTCTTAGAGAAGAACACACCACCTAAAATAAATGCTACGATTACAGGGATAATCGTTACTAGTGTAATCTTCTTCCAATCGGACGCTTTTACTAAGTCCTCTAGGTCGTCTAACCATATTCCAAATTTTTCAAACATTTCTTACTTACCCTTCATCTGGACTATCCCAAAAAACTGAACCGTCAATCTCAATATCGCCTTCATTATGAAAAATATCACTTCTAGGGAGCTTTTCTAACCAACTCATAAATTCTTCACTCCCAACAGCTCCACCTCTCATAATATTTTCTTCTGGCATATTCACAAGATCAACTTCTAGGTTTTTGTATAAATCAGGGCGCAATACTATTTTGTCCTCAATTTTGCGCCACTCCAACAACGATATAAACACATAACGGTTTTTGTCATCACTCTTACGTTGCAAATTTTCCACTATACGTTCTACTCGTTGTTTTTCGTACTTGTTCAACCGTCTTAAATTCAAACGGACGAAAATATAATTCTGAGCCATTTTTATTCTACACTTGCACTTTCTTTCCGTTCAATATAGGTTAAAACAGAAGCATAGTCAAAGACTGCAATTTTTTCTTCGTTCTCTCCTGTCTTAACTACTCCCCAAAGATTACCGTCTCCGTCCAAGCGATAAACTCGCATAATTGCTCCGTCAGATAGGTTGAATACCCCACCTAACGTATCGTCTTTGTTGATATACAAGCCGTTCTTCACTAGAGCATTTCTGAGCGCTTGATAATCTTCTTTGCTAAGATTGCCTTTTTCTTCCTTCTGAGCTTTCAAGCTCTCTGGAACTTCTGCGTTGTTATTTACGGTTGCTACCTGCTTTGAGCAAGCTACACCTACTACACAAAAAGTTAGTAGAAAGCCAATACTAATAGCCTTTCGTAGCAATCCATGTTTTAAAGAGTTGTTCTGCTTTGTTATCATCATAGTAAGTTTCCTTTAGGTACAAGTGAGCCTGTTCTGACTTCGCTACACTTGTCATCATTTCTTCAATATCATTACTGATACGTTGCAAACATTGATTGAGATATTGAGCAAGAGTAAGCGTATCTTCTGGTGTTGTTACCTTACGCCCTGCCCACTTGTCATAGGTAAAGTCTGGGTTTAAAGCAAACTTCCAAGTGTCGGTTGCTGTGATGTTATTTTCACGCAACAGCGCTTCATATCGCTTGTAGCTCTTGTAGTATTCCTTCAATTCCTCTGACTGTTCAAAATCTTCCTCTGAGTAGATAGGGAAATTGTAGTATTCAACCGTATAGACAATATGCTCTACCCCCTTAATATCATTCTCTACTAAGTGTTTTTCATCAGGAACGATTAGGAAGCCCCAATCCGTAATATCATAAATAACTGGTCGGACGTAATCTCCCCAATCTACGTTATCTTCTGGATCAACTACTGGAACACTCTCAATCATATAGTCGTTCTTCAATCCATCAAGACGTTTTTTCCATTCCAAAACTTGCTCGTCATACCAATCCGTTAGAAGCTCTGCGTAGAACGTTCCACCTTCTTCCTCGTCTTTTTCTAAGGCGTAGTTCTCTGCTGATTTAATCGCTTCATAGATAGTAAGCGTAGCATAGTCTTTTCCTAGGAACTTACGGTATTCTGCCAAAAAGTTATTGTAGGAAGCAATGACGTGTTCTAATAAATCTTTGTTGTTCTCAACAATAAATAGAAATTCCTCTTTAATTTGTTCTTCTGTTTTAGCCATGTTTATTATTCTCTCTTTCTAGTATTTTGTATCGTTTGCTATTTTATTGATGTTTTTATCTAAAATTTCAATGCCATTATCTGTATGATAGCCTAGACGCAACACCTCTCCTGTTTCACGATTGTAAGCAGTAGGAACTTTGTCAATATCTGGAAAATGTTTTACATATTCCCCACCAAAATCACTTGTCACGTCCACATAAACTATTGCTGTTTGCGCTCTACCTGTAAGACTTTGGAGCTTTGGAACTGTTGCCTGACACGCTTCACACGTTGGGTTCATAAATACTATGTATGAGCTACCCTCGATTGCAGACTTATCTTTATCTGATACAGAAAAGACAAAGTTAGGATTGCTTTGATCCAATACTCTAAATCCATCTACTCCCATATAGCCTATGTAGGTTCTAGTAAATAAGCTAAAACCTAACCAAACAACCGTTGTAATTAGCCCTACGCCAAACACAACCCACTTCCAAGCAGTTTTAAAGTTAAATAGGACAGGTATCAATCCTACCGTAAATGGTAGAATCATAAATCCCAATAAATGATAATAATGCTTAAATGAATACCCTAACTGGAAGGGTAGAAGGAGCAATACAGCTATCAAGACAACTTTCAGTACGAAAAATAACCACTCCTGCAAATTAAACTCTGAAAAATTCAACTTCATTAGTTGCTCCCTTCTTTCTTCTCAGTCTGTGCTTCGCTTGAATCAGATTTCTGTTTATCATCTTTCTTTGAAGAATCATCAGATTTTTTCGTTTGTTCATCTTTCTTCTCAGGTTTATTTAATTTTGCTTTTGAGTTTTCAATGAACTTTTGTACCCACTCGTCATCATAGACAACCTTTTCTCCTTTTGCGTCAAAGACGGTCAAAGAGCCTGTTGACTGGTCGTACTTCTGAATAAGGTATCTCTTGTTTTCAAACGTGAAATAACCTGTAAGACCTGTCTTATCATTCTGCTTGATCGTGTCAAAGGCTGTAGTAAGAGCATTGACATTATTTCCAAACTCTACACTAGATAAGCCTGCTCCTTTTTCTTCTTTCTTAGGAGCTTCTTCCATGATTTTTGCGACTTCCTGTTCAGCAAGACTAGTATTCTTACTGTTAGTATTAACTTGCCAAAAAGCCAAACCACCAATCGCAAGCAGGGTAGGAACACCAACTACAATATACTTCAAAATACCATTTTTCTTCCGTTTTTCCACTTCTTCTTCCTCGTCCAACTCGTCCAAATCAACTTCTACGTCAGTTTCATCTTCGTTATCATCTTCATCTGAAATATCAACCTCAGTATCTTCTAATTCTTCTTCAATTTCAGGCTCAGGCTCTACATAGGTTACTGGCTCTATCGGTTTAGTTGCTACTGGTTGTTCCTTAACTTCTTCAACCTCAACTACTTCCTCGCTTACAATCGGCTCTGTAGTTTCTACTAGTTCTTCGATAGGTTCTTGAACTTCCTCTTTTGGTTTTGGAGAAGCTAGTCTCATTCTTTTTCTTGGAGCGACTGCCTGTGGTGTCCGTTCAGTATGCTGTGGAGCAATGATAGTAGAATTGACCTCAGTAGTCTCATTCTTTTCTTCTTTCTCCTCAACTGGTACAACTTGTTCCTGTTCTGGTTCTCCCTGCAAACTTTTGTATAACTCCAAAAATTTTTCCTGACCGTTGTTCTTAACATAAAGGTCAATCACTAGTCCTACAAGTATATTGTAAAGCTCGGTTTGTTCTTCTGTCTTTCCTTTATACTCATACGTCAGGACTTTTGTAATTTCAGAATCACTTACTTGACCGTCTTGTAAAAATCGCAACATAGCTTTTAATCGTTGTTGCCCCAAAGCAGGTTGATTATTTATTTCTTCCTGCAATGCTTCATACTTACTAATCATTTATTCTCCTCTCTATCAATCTACAATTTCAATCTTATTATCTGAGCTTAGTCTATAGCCACCTAACTTAATAGACGATACCGTAATAGTTAATTGTGAGCGAACGTGAGTTACTTTCTCAATTTCCATATCGTCCATAGTCACTTTATACCCACTTTTCATTGAATCAACTGGTAAACCTCTACCATTTGAACCAATCAAGCGTACAAACACTAGTTCTTCCTCGTTAGAAGAACCAACCTTCACGTTTTGTAAAATAATTCTGATCTCGTCTGATGACTTTTCATAAGCGCATACTGTTTCAAACTCAGCTTCTTCAAATATCAAGTCTTGGTTAATTCCTCTAAAGAACATTAGACCTTGTATTTTTTCTGCCTCAATAGCTACCATCTAATCTCTCCCACTATAAAATTCTTTCAGGTTTTCTTGCTCTCTATCAATCAAGGCAAGCCCACCTGTATAGACAAACAGTTTCTCATAAGAGACAACTTTGACGTATGAATCCTCAAAGTCAAACTCTACATAAGGGTTTTCTGAACGCATAACTTGACCTGCCTGTACCTCACGGTTTGAAGGCGTGTCAAGATACAAGCGAAATAGTCTGCCTGTATTGTTTGCGACATTGCCATCTTGATATTTTGGATAGAGTGTATTATCTTCCTCAATCTCTACCAATAGTTTTAATGGCTTAGTGCTTAACACTTCTACCACCTTTAGTTTTTTATCAGCAAAAAATCCTTCAATATCAAACGTCTTATAACGTTCAAAGTTTGTATAGTTCCTCGTTTTCTCATAAGTAGGAACGTGCTTTATTGACTTTCTTACTTCCACTTTCTTCTTCCTTCTTTCGTTGCGCTTCGATTTCTAAATCGTTTATATAATCTAAGAGTTGAATCATCTTAGCAATACTAAAGTGAAATTCATTCTCTCCTGTATAAAGCTGTCTAATACTGTTAGTTGCAATAGCAGAACCAACTTCATCTGTCTCTCTTAACTCTTTTCTCCATTTGAAAAAGAACTGCTTATCACGGTCAAATATTTTTCGTAATTTCTTCTCAAAGTATTTGCCCTTCTTATGTTTATCTAAAATTTTGCAGAGTTGCAGGATAACTGTCCCTCGCAACTTAAAAAACTTCTCTTTATCTCTCGTATAGAAGATTTTAGAGGTCGTTCCGATTTTCATTCCACTTACTACAAAGTCTTTAGGAGCAAGTTTCTTTTCTTTAACAAACTGCATAATTTCATCTGTTAGTGCAATATACTCTTTTTCGATTATTCTATGTTTTCGCAAGTTTGTCTCCCCTCTTTGTTATTTTTATATAATCTATAATACCATTATTATTTTCATCTTACAACTATATA